AAAACTTTGATGATAAGGAAATTCTGCCTTAATCATTTTTCCATATGTTGAATCTTCGACTATAGAAATCTTGTACATAGCCTGAGAAATGAATCTTACAGGAATTCTACAAACTGGAGAATTAATTAAGTGTTCGATTTCGGCAGGAGTAGAAAAATTTACAATTTTTAACTTATATTTTTTTATAATTTTTACAGCCAGCTGAACTTGTTTTTCTGTAAACCCGTTACCGTTGGAAATTTGAGTACAAAAACTCGCAAGAACTCCGGCATCCCAAAGAGTTATGCCAATGTGATTACTTTGATCCAAATAAGAAACAAGGTCTTCGATGTATTTCATTATTATAGTGTGATGTCTTCGAGTCCAGCAGTTCTTAACTTAATAATATTACTCAATTGCCATTGTTTAATATCTAAAGCCTTGATAATGCCAAGCCATTGGTTACGCAACATAGCAAATTCGTTGATAATTTTTTCCATATCAACTACGTCCGCTTCTCCTTCGGAATATTTTTCACAATCACGACTACTCAAAGCACGTGGATAGTTTTCTAAATATTTCTTGAATGCTTTTGATTTAATTCTTCTTAACTCGATGTTAAGATATTCTAAAATTGCTTCAATTTCTTGAAGTTGATTGAATCTTTGTTCAACAATACCAGGTAAGGTCGAGGATTGTTTTTCAACATTTCCGTGGACCTTAACCTCTTTCCTTGCTTCGTCTAATTCATTGTAAAAATAATCTATACTACTCGGAAGATGAGCAATATCTTTGCTGATTTTTGAATACCAGGACATTTTCAGTCCTCATCTTCATAAGAGTCCCAATCATCTTCGTCGATTTCTTCAACTTCTTCATCACCTACAACAAGTTCAATTGCTTGATCTAGATGTACATCATATCCCATTAGGCTTTGAAGGGTCGATGTTTCAACATCTTTGCCTAACAAGAAATCAATGTAATGATTAGCCGCAGTTTCTCGATTTTTTTCAGGAACGTATTCTTTAAAAATGTCCCATACTTCAATAATTAGATCTTCTTCCATTATGCTTCCTCTGATTCGGTTTCAGTTTGTGTTGTAGTTAATACCTGTGTACTATCCCACTCATCCATAATGATTTGAAGTTTTTCTTCAGTCCAATTTTTACGGAATTCTGCGAGAATTTCACCAGTAGTCTTGCTTGTATACGCAAGTTTGTTTCCTACTTTAGATAATACACCCATTTTCTCGAACATGTCAACTAATCCGGATGTAGGACTCATGCCAGTTGAATACGGAATTTCAACCTGAACAGATTCAAACGGTTTAGCATAACGTGTCTTCATGATTTTACATGCTGAACGAATGCCTAAAACATCACTAACCTTATTACCGTCGGCATCTGTCTTAAGTTTAAGTTTTTTCATGGCAACCACGATAGAAGATGCATAAATGAATCCCTGTCCACCAGAAATTTTATCGTCTGGATCGAACATATCTTGCGAAGCGTATGTGTGATTCGTACAAACCATTCCAACATTATAACTTCCAAACATATTAACACAGTTACGAACCAGTGATGTAAGTGCTTTAGGCTTACGACCCATATCACCTTTCATTTCACCTGCTTCAAACTGATTTACATCAGTCGGAGTTAACAACATACCGAGTGAATCAATAACAAACAATACCTTAGGACGTTCGTCACTGGGCATTAACTTATACTCTTTCATGAATTCCGAAATGGTTTTAGCTACATCGTCGATCATGGCCATGTTGAGTTTAAGAAGTTTGTCCTCATGTGTATCAACACCTAGATCTTTCAACCATTGTTCATCTAACGCATTTTCGCTGTCAACTAGAACAACATAAATGCCTTGTTCTTGAGCATGACGAATGATATTACCTGAACAAATATAACTCTTTCCAGCACCTGATTCACCAGCAAAAACGGTTACCTTACCCATTGGAACACCTTTGTTAAAGTCTCCGCTGATAAGATAATTTAAGGCATAGTTGCCAGTACTAACCCAATCTGTAGGGTCGTTGAAGCCTATACCAAGTCCGTCGATAGACTTGGTGATAGACTTACGGAACTTCGAAATATCGAAGGCTTTTCCCATAGTCTATCTCCTAATTATTGTTTTTGACGGTTACGAATCATTGCGATAATGTCTGCCGCACGTCCGCTAGCATCACCGCCTGCTGATTCTGTTTTTGCTGTAGTTGGAGTCGAATCGGCTTCAAATGGAGCATCTTCATCATCGGCTGGAGCGCTTGCAGCTGGAGCTGGCTTGGCTACCGGAGCTGGTGTAGCACGTGGTGCTGAACCAGTTGCTTGACCACTACCACCCATACCTGCTGGTTTGAAGTACTGTCCCCAACGGTCCATGTCAAATGCTTCGCCGTCGACTGACGCCTCAAACATTTCTTTCATGACTTTGATTTCAACATCAGTTGGTTTCTTGGGCAAGAATTCATCCAACTTAAACAAACCGTATTGTTCAATTGCGGCATTTTCTGCTTCGCTCAAAGCACGTTCACGACGAGCCCAGTTTGAAGTTGAGTAATCTGCGTAACCTCCCTTTGATGTCTTAACGATCTTAAAATCTAGACCTCGAACATAGTCAGTTGGCAATTCTTCAATTTCAGAGTCCATCAATGCGTTCTTGATGATATTGTGGATTTGACTACCGATGATAAATCTACGAATTGGATTCTCTGGTGTTTTGTCTTCTTGATATTTGCTATCAACAACAAATCCTTGATACAAGTAAGACTTTTTCTTCCAATACTTACGACCCATTTCTTCCAAACTCTTGTCCTTAAACCATGGACGAACTTCTGTTAAAATTGGACAAGTCTCTCCCCACATTTCCATACAAGGAACTTGTACAGTAACTGGTTTTGAATTTGTTTCACCTTTCACTCCAGCGAAAGGCAATTTAATCATTGCTCTCTCAATCCAGAAAAAAGTGTTATCTGGATTACCGTCAGGTAAGAAACGAACTGTAGCAGTTTGTCCTTCTGCGATATTCCAATGGGGGTAAATTGCGTTGTCACCTGAGGTGATATTTTGATTTGATTGTGCGCTTGCTTGAAGTTTAGCGCGGATTTCTGCTAATGTGGCCATAATGTTCTCCTTAATATATTGCCTTAGTTTTTTGCCATTCTCTTAAAGCCTACTGACTAAAAGAAAAACTGTGCATAGAATTAACTATACACAGTTGTATTTATACAGTCAAGAAAAATTATGTTTATTTTTGATTTATTTTGCCAAACCAGCTAATTTTAAAATGTCTTCTTTTGGATCCATTACTTGCTTCATGCCTTGTTTTGCTAAATGTTTTGCCATATTTTTATCTTTAATAACATTACCAAATTGATCTTTACGTGGTCCTTCTTTTTTAAGATCTGGATCAAATGGGGGTTCATCTTTATTATCGTCTGCTTCGGCACTCATAATATTTTTATTAAAATCTTGTCCGCCATTACCTCGATCGCCGATGCCTTCTACTTTTTGTTTAATGTTGCCTACAAGTTCTTTTAATCTTGCCAAGCCGTCATCTTGAACTTTACCATGACGTTTTTCCCAATCATGTCTTAATTTCTCCATGAACTGTTTAGCAATTTCTTCTGCCTGTTTGCCCGCAGATTCACCGAATTGTTCGCTGATCTTTTTTCCAACTTCTATGGCTATGCCTTCTTCGCCTCGGAATGGGCCTACCTCTGGATTATCTTTGTTGTAATATGATTTTACACATTTGGCAATTTCTTGTATCATTGCCTGTTTACCTTCCATTGGTGTATTTGGTGGAACCATGTCTGTATTTTCAGCTGGTTGCTCTGTTCCTGCTTCTGGTTGAGTTGGTGTTTGTGTTCCGCTCATTCCTAATGCTACTAATAGCTCTGGGTAGTCTTCTTTTGCCCATAATTGGAATACTTCGATTGGATCTGTTTCTGGATCTAAGTCTTTTGCCTGTTGGAACTTTTCTTCTAAGTCATCGCTATCAATTCCAAATTCATTAAAAAAATTATATGCTGTATCTAAGTTTAATTGGCCGTCTGGTAAATCTTCTAGTGCCTGTCTTAATTCTGAAATTTGATCGTCTGTTAATTTGCCTTGTTCAATTGCCTCTGCCCATGCTTCAAATGCTTCGAAACTTTCTTTTTTAATTTTACCGTCATCGTCGGAACAGACACCTGTATGATGTTCACCGCATTCGGGACAAACATCATCATCATTACCTTCGCTGACATAATCTTCGAGATCTACAGTATTTGCTTCACTCATGATACTGTGAATCAATGGAAAGAATTTAGCAATCTCTTCTTTAAAATTAGTTTCTGTAAACTTGTTTTTATATGTTTCCATTGTAACATCATCAAGTTCCATCATTGGTGGCTCGTCGTCACCGCCTTGCATTTCTGAAATCCAAGATTCATAATGATGGCGTTTGCCTAATGCTTCGATGCGAGATTTTAATTCTTGTAACTTTGTTGAAGCACGTTCTGTAATACCTGTAGCATCATCGTGTAGTGTTGCTCCACGAACTGTACGTTGAAATTCTTGTAATTGAGCAATTTGTTCGCTCATACGGATGATTGCTTTACCTGCTGGATCGTGAGGAATGCCACCGTGGTCTACGTGTTGTGCCATAGCAAATGCGCCTGCTGGATGTATAAATGGATATTTGAATCTCTCACCATCACGGTTCTGAATAAAAATAGCCTTGATGTTTTTCTTTTGGCTACGGCTACCGGGATACATCTCGTCTACAGGGCGAGCATGACGTACTATAACTTCTGTACTTCCTCTAACTGCTCGGCTGGTTTTTTTGGAACTCTTGGTGTTCCAACGGCTTTCTCCTAGATGTTGCTGTGTCCTGCTTTTTAGCATCGATAATAATTTTTCAGCAACCTCTTCAGGATAATCTTCGTATGCACTACCTAAATCATATTGTAATTCATCAAATTCCTTTTGGATATAGCGACCAACAGGATGTGTTATAGAATCCCCAGCATCTACTATTTTCAAAATAGTATCACTATTAAATTCTGGGCTGTTTACTACTTTACCAACTTTTTGCATCAAGGCATTGTTATCAACACTAGGACTCATTCTTGATATCAAACGATCACGTGGAGTGTTTGTTAATTCGCGTCCGGCGTTTTCTGATACACCTTTTTTGATTTTTTTAGTTTCATTCATGTTCATACTATTTTCCTTGTTACCTTTAGTGGCCAAATATTGAAAATCATTTTTGTCTAAATTAGTTTTAGCAATGTCCCTTGTATCAAAACGCATTAGTCTACGCATTGCAAATAGACGCATTTCTTTTAAGAAACCATACCATAATTTTTTAGCAGGATCATCTTGATTTTCTGTAATGCCCTGGCTGTAGTAAATCTTTAAACTACCCGCATCATTTAAGCTAATGCTTACTCGTCCTAAATTTATACCTTCTTGAACAAAGTCAAAGTCAAAGAAACGTGCTTCTGCTGGATCAATGGTCACAGCACCTGTTTCGTCCCCCATTTCTAAATTTTGGAAACGACTACGTATTTTGTCAAAAACGTCTTGAGAAATTAATTGGATAGCTTTCATAGCTATATTTATATTAATATGAGTTCATATATATGGGCATAGGCATAACCCATTCGTCTTCCCGTTCTTCACGCATTTTATCGTAAATTGCCGGATCCCAGTCTTGTAACAGCATAATCATACGCAACGATAATAGTAAACTACTTACAAGATCGTCATGACTTCCTGTTTTGCCTTCAAAACTTATGCCTTTTGCTACAAACGTTTTTAGTTCAGATATTAAGGGTTTAGAAAATAACTTCATTCTGTTAGTTTCTATAAGATGCTTTAATTTGGCACATACAGCAATTTTAGCACTGTGTGTTGTATTGAATCCTTTGCGGAATCTTCGTACATGTCCTTTCTTAATTGGCTCACTTAAGAATAATCCAGGTATACTTTCTTCACCTATTTCGGCAAGTGAAACAAGAGCCGCTTCTCCTACAGTATTATTTTCAACACTATAGTATAGGCTAGGTTGCGAGCCAACTGCCTCGCATTCTCTAGCAATAAACTGACAAATATCTCTTAATATTCTTGCTTGCCCTTGTACAGGAGTTAAATTATGATACCACTCTCCTACTTGATCAAATGATGGTAGTTCCATAATTTGTATTGCAGCAGGATCTCCACCTGTTCCTAAACTAGGGTCAAGTGCTACAATATATGTGTTGCGAGGATCAATCTTTTTATACCAACGACATTGTCCCATTTTCATAATAGGTTCAGTTCCGTCCATGTCGGCAAGTTTAATACTATTGATAAGTGTTTCGTCAAATATGATAAATTCACATTCGTGTTCACGTCGGAATCTTTCTTCTCCTACGCGAGACATTTCTTCTTGCCGCCACTTTTCGTCTCGGTCAGGATGTTGACTCCATATTGCCATATATGGATAGAATCCGTTTTTACCTAACTCGGTAGTATTACCAAATTCGTCTGTGCGCTTATTAGCTTCTTTCCATATCATCGAGAATTGATCTTCGTCACTATTAGGAGTAGAAGTAATAATTGCCTTACCTCCAGTTGCTAGTGTAGGCGAAATAGAAGTCCAGAACTCTGTAGCAATGTTTGGTTCTACGTAAGCAAACTCGTCACAGTATAGTAATGACACAGACATACCACGACCTGTTGTTTCTGTAGTTGTTTGTGCTACTATACGACTTCCGTTATCAAATTCGATACTTTGTTTATTATAACTAGTAACACCTGCTCTAATCCAATCAGGGCAAGTTTCATAAGCATAACGCAGACGTTGCATAATTTCCTGAGCACCTGTATATTTGTGAGCAGAAATTAATATTGTGCTATCAGGTACAAACATTGCGTACCATAACAAATAACCCACAGCAGTGGTAGTTTTACCCATTTGACGTCCTAGCATGTTTACACTAAAACGATTATCGTTGTAACTTTTTAATAATTCTTTTTGATATTCAAAGGCTTGATATTGAATTTTACCTTTTGTAGGATGTTGAATAAAGAAATAATTTTCGAGAAAAAATGCCGACCCTGTTACCGGATCTTGACATTTAATTAAGTTAGCAATATCTTCCTCAGTAAATTTCTGAGTGCTATGTGCTGTTTTAATTAGCTTACCGTCTAAGTTTTTTGATCCCATAATATTATTTAATGAAAAAAATAGCCTCCGAAGAGGCTATTTGGGCAGGACTATGTCCTTGAGGTTTATTATTCACCGATGAACTTTTTATATTCATCCATTAACTGTTGTTCCATTGTAGCGGTAGGTTGATTGCGTACACGGCTACGATGTTCGTGATCTTTAGGAACATCGCCACCCATTGGTTGATTTTCGTGATTAGCAAATTCTTCAGCGTCAAACTCGTTTTCGTCTGTAGGATCGTTAGGTGTATTATCGTATTGACCTTCGTCAGTTTCTTCTTCATCACCCTCTTCGCTATCCGGATTTAATTTATCAATTACCGAACGCATTTGATCCCCAGCAGATGTTGGTTCGCCAACAGTCATCGGTTCTGCTGTTAATGTTGCTTGCGGTGGCTCAACTCCCATGTGTTCGTCACCTACTTTATGCATACCAGCTAGTTGCATAATTTGAGCCAACATATTTCCTAACTCTTCTCCGCTACCAGCAGTAACATTTAAACTAGCTGGTTGGTGAGGGGTCTCCATGCCGCCCATCATTCCCATAGGACCACATTCGTCTAGTGCTTTGTCTTCTTTGACAATATTTGGATTTTGAGCATCTAGTTCAGCTAAACGCTTTAATACGTTGATCATTTGCATAATTATTTCCTTATGGGGTTGTAGTCAGCTTGTTCTATTGGACTACGATTATTTTGTGGAACATCGTTAGTTGTTTGCCCTGGATTTTTAATAATATCGTCG